GACAAAAACATCATATCCGTTATTGGCTCACAATCTTTTAGGGCATTCGCTTTAACAGCAGGCGTTACCTTAAGCCCAAATTGCGCAAAATACTCACCAACCGTCTTCATGTTGAAATAAGGCAACGCACATTCAGCAACTGAGCGTGCAATATCATCCCCCAAACACACGTACCGACAGTGGTGAAAATACCCGGCAACCCCGTCCATACGATAATAGTTCTCATCCTCGGGGAAAACCGGTACAAGCTTACAATACGCCACAATGTCTAAGGCAACCACATAAAAACAATTCACCAAGGTAGTCAACGGTTGTCCTGATGGATTCCCCATAAGACTTTGACTAACAGTTTGTCCGATGACAGTATAATTATGGAGAATTGAATGCAAAATACATTTGCGGGCACGCGCATGCTCAAAGCACCAATCACCATGTCGCTTGTACCACCGCTCAACATACTCATAAAAGGTCCAGAAAAACTGAGCACCCAAATTAGAGTCAAAGGACTTAACATCAGTGCTAAATCCACGTTGGCCAACAGTATAAAAACGACGAATCAATCCATCCCAGTCCAAACTGAAAACATCAAGTCCCAAAGCATGGCCCCATTCAAGGCCACGCTTGACAAAAGTGTCATAAAAACTGCCATAATAAATACGGACAAGGATAGCAAAATCAACAGGTGCAGCCGTAATCTCACGCGCACATTTACGCTGGACCTTAGGAAGAGGCAAACACTCATCTTTTGGTCCAGAAGACCACAAGACCAGTGGCATTTCACCTCTCTCCATCCATTCGGCCTTACTCTCAACTTCCTCCTTTAATTCCGGAACTGCATCATAACGCTCAATGGCTTCGTCATATGAAATCAAATGGAACTTGCCACGCGTACCAGGTTGGCGCCATAAGCAACCAGGCCCTGTCGAACGCGAGAGTGGATTAATGCCTTCAAACTCCTTAGGATTTAAGGCCTCATCAAATGTGAGCAATCGTGCAGGACCTTCTGGAGGCCCGACACGCTCAACCAATGCCTCCAACGCCGCACGTAATTCTGGCAATGGTAAATCTGGCGGACGCACCTTAAACCTCTGCTGCAAAATAGCACCATACGAGAGGAAATGATCCTTCGCCCACTGAGGTATATTTGGACCCGATATACATAAAGGTGCCGGTACAAGATCACCAACAGCAGACGCTAAAACTCCAGACATAGCAGTACGCTTAAGGGCAGTTCTACGCTTTGTATTCGTATTGACCGCAACATGAGCAACCGGCAAAAATCCCTCAGGAACCTCCGATGGATTAATGTCGCTCCCACAAGCGACAGAGTCAAAACCAGGTCCAGTCAATAAAGGCGTGGCATCAGAAATAATGACAGCTCCTTGATGCTCATAAAACTGGAGGGCATCCTCCAACATCTCACGTGTAATCGCTTCAGAGATTCCTGAGACCACACGGCCATTTAGGGACTTTCCCAACATGTGCATACCATAAAATGTAAACCCATCTGTCAACAACTTACCACAATCTCCACGAGTGGTCGACAAGTCATACTCATAAGCCATGTCTGATTCTGTACGACAAGTTGGATCAATAAACCGGGTTGCCGGCGAAATCTCAACACGACGGACTGGGCCCTCGATGGGTGTCAACCCCTCTTCATCAACCAAAAACATACTCCTCCGACCATACTTGTGCTCACCACCGAGAAATTTCTCAAAACGACTTGCATAAGCAAACTGAGGTACCAAGTTCGCACAGGCAGGTGGACTACGATTAGAAGCAATATTGGGCCTCCATAAAACCACATCTTTAAAAGCTCCAGTTGGAGTCTTAAACTCATACACATGCTTTGGATCAAAATAAGCAGCAAAGTCTCCACTCCGACGCTTAAACTCAATTGGCGTCCCAGCCGGCAACAAACCTCCTTCCTGAGCAAAAAAGTGACGATTGAC